GCATCGTTTTCCTTTTCTGTTATTGAGCGAACGGATTCACGGACATCAACATCAGTACCGCCGTGGACAAAGAATACATGCCTATTTTTCGCATGTTCTTTAATTGATGCATACAAATCCTTTCCGTGTTTTTCAACGAACTGGAATAGTATGAGAGTGTTACCTTCAAGTGAGAGTGCTAGATTACGAATAAACTCATTTCTTTTCGGGTTCATTACTATATATTCTAGTTCTTGTTGATAGTCCCAACCTTTCTTAGCTTCTTTTCTAACGTGTTCTGGATACTCTAGTATCAAACACTTAATCTTAAAGTCTGCCAGTTGTTTATCTTCAATCAGTTGAGCAGTGGTTGTAGACTGATATAATGGTCCGAACAAACCTTCTAGTACCAACTTATGTGTCTGAGTACCATCTACAGTACCAGTACATCCAATACGATACTCTGCATTAACTAATCCAGACATAATGGTAGTCAATGATTTAGATTTGAATTGATGTGCTTCATCACCAAATACAAAATCAAATTGTTCAAAGTATTCTGGTGGGTTCTTGTAGATAGATTGCCAAGTTGTAATCGTCAAAAACTTATCTGTAGTTTTATCTCTACCTGAATACTGACGATGACAATGTTGTTCTGAATCATAACCATAGTCTTTAAAGTCTTTATACATCTGTTCAACAAGTGATGTTGTTGGAACAATTAACAAACCTTTTTTGTAGTCTTTGTATTGTAGGTATCTTAATATTAGATATTGTATCAATGACTTACCCGAACCTGTTGGTGACAACAACAACATTCGTTTGTTTCTTATGGCTGTAAGGAAGGCTTTGTATTGATATTCTCTTATGCCTTCTGTTATAATAGCTTTGTTAAGATTGACATACTCTAAAAACTCATTAGCTTCAACAGCAGAGAAACTAGTTGTTGAGTTGACTTCTGGTTCAATGGTTAACTTATAATCTCTCTCATCACAAAACTTTTGAATGTATGGAAGTAGACCGTGATAAATGGTAAAGTTTCTAAGATCAGCAAGTCGTATTTTGCCATCCCAAATCTTATTCTTAAACGCAGGCATGAACTGATAACCTGGTACGTAGAACGTGAAGTAGTCTGCTAGTTCTTGTGCAGTACCACGTTCACATTCAAACGTTATGTACGCTTCATTTAGTTTGCGTAAAATTAAATCTGACATTATGCACCATTAACAAATCTTTCCCACGCAATAAAGTCACGAAGTTGGAAAGTCCTAGAATTAAGTTCTTTAATTATTGCAGTACAGACATCAACGATCTCATCATGTATAACTCTCTTGGCTTTATACTTGTTGATATCTTCATCTGCTTCCAAATATGTAGTGATGTCAGATTTGAGGGTGAATGGAAATGGATCCCAACCATACTTCTTCAAGTCATCATCATCTAATTTACCAGTATAGTATTCCCATTTAATTTTTTTCCAACGATTAAGTTGAAACTCAGCATCTCTTGCCATCATACGATGGTTAGACATGATGGTAACATATTTGCTATGTAATTTGGGAATGTTTAGAAGTTCACGTCCTGGTTCAGTACGATCCATCTCAGCGTCTTTACGCCACATCTCTAGTAGTTCTTCAAGTTGATTCATAAAATAGTCTCCTTTATGGAGAGTATACACTAGTTAATAAAGAAATTCAAGCTGAAAATAAGAATATCTGAAAGTTACATCGGCAGTAATAACATTATCTGGTGTGTCTGTTGCCGAGAAAATCATTGACGATAATGAAATAGGAAAACAATCAATGAACCTCATTTTGTAATGCGGTTTGTTTGATGATGAAAGTACCGTTAGAATACCTTCGGCAAACTGTGGAAAGTTTGTATTGACAAACGGTGACAAATCTTTTAATCCTGCGTACTCTGCATAGTCGGTAGGGAATGTAATCCCACGCATCCAATCGTGTATCTCTTTCCATGCAGCAAGATCCTCATCAACCAAAAACGTTACGTTGAATGGTTCATAGATCAACTTCTCACCTGGAGAATACAGATCGACATACGGTGTATTACGAGGAATCTCTGCAAGAGATATCCCAGGCATAGACACAGATTGACAGAAGTATTGAGTATTTGAAACACGAGGAAAGTTTAATTGAAACTTATTACCGTGTTGTAAACTTGGATTAATTGCCATAGTTATTCCTGTTTGATGATACTATTTATGTACATAAAAAAAGAGGGATCCGAAGATCCCTCTAATATGCATCATGATATTATTATTATGTTCTACTAAGATTACATCAAGTTTGCGATCTTGAATGCACGATAGTAGAAGTTTGACTGACGGTGTAGAACACCAGCGCCTTGTGTAGTACCTTCTGCAAATGGGTTTGCAACCATACCGTAACGAGTCTTGAAACCGATTTTTGGTTGGAAGCTACCTGTATCTACAGCACGAACCATTTGTAGAGGAACGTATGGGCAATAGAAGATACCAGCGTCATAAGCGTTTGAACCTTTGTAACCAACAACTGCGAACTCAGATGTTGAGCCTGTTGGGAAGTATGGATCAATGTACACTTTCATACGACCGAACATTGTACCAGCGTATGTGTTACCTGTATCGTCAACTGTTAGGTTAACTTGACCTTGTAGAGCTGATTGATAGTCTAATAGACCAGCCATTGCAAATGCAGATGCTACGTCTGAAGAACAGATAACGATGTTACCCTTACCACGACGAGTTGTCTTTGCAATTGCGTTAGCTTCACGCTCAAGTTGGAATGCCAAACCTTTGATCTTTTCAACCATCCAACGACCGTTTGAGTCGGTGTCAAGATTGAATGTACCAGTTGTTGTTGTACCAACACGAGCACCTGTCTTAGCAACAGCGTAGATTGTACGAACAACTTCACGGTTGATTTCAGCAAGAATTTCAGAAGAAAGGATGTTAGCTAATTCTGTTTCTGCGTCTAGACCATGAACTGCTTTCAAGTCTTGTGCAAGTTCCATTGAGTATTCTGCTTTTAACGCACGGGTTTGTGCAGTTACAGTAACTTTCTCAATTGAGAATGCCATTTCTTCAAACACTGGTGAACCAGATGTTCCAAGAGTTTCAGCAGCTGCTGTTGTCATTGGCTGACCAGCGATAACTGTATTAGCAAATACGTTATCTGTTGCTGATGTATCTGCATCGATACTGAATGTTGTTGCTGTTGCTGACTCAGCACCTGAGTGACGAGTATTAGCTTCGTTGTAGAATGCTTCGTCGCCTGATTGTGTACCGTAACGTGTACGCATTGCGAAAATTAATCCTGTAGGACCAGTCATTGGCTGAACGCCGCAAACGTCATAAGCGATTAAGTTAGGTAATGAACGACGAACTAAAGAAATGATGATTGGGTCGAAACCAGCAACTGGACCAGTAGCTGTTGCACCACCACTAAAACCGCCTGTACCAGCAGCGTTAGTTGGAGCTGTTTCAACCATGAAACCAGTCTTTTTCATTTCTTCAACTTGGTTTTCTAAAATAACAGCTGTAACTGCTTTACGATATGAATCAGTAATAGCTGGTAGTTCTGGGTGGTTAAGAACACCATCCCATTTTTGTTGTAAGCCTTCGGATAAATACATTTGGTTCTCCTATTTTTGTTTAATTAGATTCTTGTTTTTGAAATCGCTTGTGATACTGCGGCAACAAATGGATCAGCGATCTTTTTGTCTCCTGTTTCAGCATCTTCAATTTTTTCATGCAGTTGTTCAGCAGATGCTTTTTTAACACCTGATGGGAAATAGTTTTCACGGATAGTTTCAAGTTTTTCTACGTACTCTTCCTCTGTGGAAAAGTCTACACTCTCTGCGAGTGACTTAATTTTTTCAACTTGAGTATCTGTTAAACCTTCACAAACTGTACGAATAATTTCTGTTTTAGTTGATTCAACTAGAGCTTTTCTTAACTCGATACCGTGTTCGATTTCTTCGTTAAGTTTTTCTTCTAGTTCTTCAACCTTACCAGCTAATTCATCAACTAGATCAACTTTATCTTCTGGAACATCGATGTAATGTTCAGCAAATAGATTACGTAGACCTGCGATAAAATCTTCTGTGATTTCTGAACGTAGTCCAGATTCAATAGCAATCTCGTTATCTGCCATCCACTGTTCAACAACGTACTCTAGGTAGTCATTTACTTTATCTGTTAGGTCAGATTTAATTTCTTCTACAGCTTCTTCGAACATAGAAGCATATTTAACTTCTACTTCTTCTTCAATTTGTGCAAGACGATCATTGATACGTGCTTCAAAAATTGTTGATGCTTTAGATTTAAATTCTTCAGAAATGGTAGAGTCGTCAGAGAAAAGTGCCGAAACATCTTCTTTCATTTTTTCTTTCCACATTTTCTTTTCGTCTAGAAGGTTGTCGATTGTTTCTTCATCGTCAACATATTCTTCTTGCTCTTCATCTTCTTTCATAGTTTTCTTGCCACCTTGTGGATGGTTTTGAGTATCTGAAGATGCATCAGAAGATTTAGTTGTTGGAGCAGTTGCAGATTTAGCACCCTTAGTCGCATCAATTTTATGAGAATTGTCGTCTGGTTTGCCATTTTCTGGTGTTGGTCCACCCAAGTCCATTTCTGTACCTGGAAGTTTTGATGGAGGCATAGCTGATGCGGATTTCTTACTTGATGCAAGAATATCAGCTGCTGCTTCTAGTAATTTGTTGGTTGCCATTTAAGGTTCTCCTTTTATGATTGAATATTTATAAAATTAAAGTTTTCTGAGAAAGTTTTCAAATAGATTCAAAGCTACTTGTTCTATTTGTTGTTTAGATGCCTGTTTGATTTGTCTTTTGGCGTTATCAATATCCATTTCCACAAAACGTCCTTCAACAAACAACCACTCTTTATTCTCCATAATGCCGTTAATAAATGCGCCTGGAGCAGATGGATCTGCAACAATATCAGCTGCAGTTGCAAGCCTTAAATCATCTTGTACCAGATTATATCCTTCTTTAGTCATGGTAACAGAACCCATAGCACGGGATGATACTCCTAGATTAACACCAGAGTCAATAAAGTTTTTGACGATCAGACCATATGGTGTGTCTAGGATCATTGCTTTGCCATAGAATGTGTTACCATCTTCTTTTAAAGAAACAATTTTATGTGACACTCTCTCTAGATTTAAAGAAGGAGTGTCTGGATGACCAAGTTCACCTAATGCACGATTGGTCTTAATA